CTGCACTCTTTCCATAGGCACATCAAAACCCATTAACCAGGCCTCACTCACATTAAGAGCTTTTCCAAGTACAAACAATTTCTTCTGGTTTGGTTCTGTTTTACCAGCGCAATATTGGCTGATATCTGATTTATTCATCTTAACATTATACATATTGCAAAAAGGAATCGCCAGGTTTAATATATCGGTCTGACGTAAATTTTTATCTTCCATAATTTTTTTTAATCGAATAGCAGTGTTTTCATTTTTCATTATTTAAACCGCCTCTCTCTATATAATATATCATATGTAACATAATAGTTCAATATAACAATCTAAAAGTTTAAATGTTTGAACTTTTGCATTGACAGAAGATTTCAATCGTGATATGATACGAATTGTTCAAATAATTGAACTTTAAAGATTGCCAAATACTCCACAAAATATGAAAGAAAGGCTAAGCCAGAAGTAGCTTAATTTTTTTACCCAATTAGTTCAAAGCATTGAACTGAGAAAATGGTTGCCTGGGATATCGTTTGGCAGGTATTAATGATGAACAACATGACTGTACTTAAATTAAGAATATTAGGGAGGATAAAAGAATGGGAAATGTTAGACCTTTAAATTATAGCAAATATGGAATCAGTAAAAACCGTTTCTGGGAATTGTATTTTTGGTGTCTTCAATATGGAGAATGGAGAGAGGAGCTTAAGTATAAAACAGACACAATTAAATCGATGAGAATTACCAGCATGCCATCGTCTCATAGTCCGGTGGATGTTACACAGCAGCTTGCAATCAGAAGGGTAATGCTGGAGCAGAACTGCCAGCTGATCGAACAGACGGCAATAGAAACAGATCCGGACATTTACAAATATATATTGAAAGCTGTGACTGAAGAAGATATTACTTTTGAATATCTGCGAATGATAATGGAAATTCCATGCAGTCACAATACATACTATGACAGGCGCCGTAAGTTTTACTGGCTTCTGGATAAAAGAAAAAATTAAGATTGGTAATCAAGGGACAAATCAACATGTTATATTAGTAGTATGAAAAAGGGTTTCCAGACAGGAGACTCTTTTTTATTATAATTATAATTCGCTGCCTGAAAAAACAAAAAAGAAAGGGGAAAGAATCAAAGATGTCAAAAGCAAAAGACACAAAAAAAGCGGTGAGAGAACCGGTGAAATTTAATAGGGAGGCACTTCTTGCAAGCAAGGAATTTTCTGGATATCAACCGGACTTTGCAAAGGTGCTTCTTACAAAACCGGAGTACACACTGGAAGAAGCACAGGAAATTCTGAATAAATTTTTTGAAAATAAGGAGGAAAAGTAAATGGCTGGAGGAACATGGACATCACAAAGTAAAAAGCAGCCGGGTGTTTACATTAATGTAAAATCAAGTATGGAGCAGTCGGTTAAAGTAGGGGATAGGGGAATTGCAGCAATCTGTGAACCATTGTCATGGGGACCAGAAGGAGAACTTATGACAATCAATGCAGGGGACGATTTTACGTCATACATTGGATACTCTGCAACCAGTGAAAAGGCATTGTTTTTAAGAGAGATTTTCAAAGGAAGTGAGCGTACAAGCGGACCTGCAAAGGTTATGCTTTACCGTCCGGCTGCGGAAGGCTCGGCTAAGGCCACGGCTGTTATTGGTGAGCTTACTGTAACTGCAAGATATCAGGGTGTACGTGGTAATGATATTTCCATTTCACTTATGCAGGACCCGGATCAGTCAGGAAATTATGTAGTACGAACCATTGTAGAGGGGTCTGTAAAAAATACTCAGACAGGAAAGACTGTTTCTGATTTAAAAGGAAACGACTGGGTTGTTTTTTCAGGTAGCGGTGACCTGACAGCTTCAGCTGGAATTTCTTTAGCAGGAGGCAGCGATGGTACAGTAAAAAATGCAGAGTACTCCACCTTTTTAACTGCTCTGGAATCCCACAATTTTCAGATTCTTATATATGACGGCACTGACAGCACTATTAAAGAAGCATACACAGCCTTTATTAAACGGATGCGTGAAAATTCAGGAAGGAAGTGTCAGGCAGTTATGTCAGGTGCTGAAAGTGACACGGAGGCAGTCATCTCTGTTAAAAACGGGGTGGTGCTTTCAGATGGAACTACACTTACCCCACAGAAGACAACCTGGTGGGTTGGCGGTGTGCAGGCAGGAGCAAAATATACAGAGTCTCTGGTTTATGCCCAGTATCCCAATGCAGCAGATGTATCTCCACGGCTGACATCAGCAGAAATTGACGAAGCGCTGGACAAAGGGCAGATTGTATTTTTTGAAGAATTCGGTTCAGTTAAGATCATGTCAGATATTAACACACTTACTTCTTACACGGCAAACAAAGGGGAAGCATTCAGCTTAAATCAGGTAATTCGGACTGCTGATACTCTTACCAGCGATATTTATAAGAATTTCTCCCAGAACTTTATTGGGAAGACTCAGAACAACGCAACAGGCAGGGACTTACTGAAATCCTGGATTGTGGGGTATTTAAATGAGGTCCAGGCAAATGGAGGAATTCAGAACTTTAACCCCGATGATGTGAACGTAGAAGCGGGAAATGCACTGAATGCAGTTGTAATAACACTGGCTATTCAGCCGGTAGCTGCAGTTGAAAAGATTTATATCACAGCAACCCTAACGGATTAAGAGGAGGTAGATTATGAGCTTTTTATTAGAACGCGATGCTTTAAACGGAAAGGCCGGAAGAGCTTTTGCAGTAATTGACGGACGCAATGTGGAAATGTTCGGATTAAAGAAAATTCAGGCTGATGCAGAGTTTCAGGAGTCTGATTTTAAGGTGGTTGGAACCAATCTGGTGCAGAAAAAGACATCAGGTGTTTCGCTTACCGGCTCCGCTACGGTATATTATGGCACACCGGAATTCTTAAACATGCTGAAAACTTATTTAAAGACGGGAGCACTTCCGTACTTTACAATTCAGATTACCAATGAAGATGAAGGAAGCTCTATCGGCAGTCAGACGGTAGCTCTTTATAATGTAAAACTTCAGAAGCTTCCAATTGCTATGCTGGACGCAGATACTGAGTTTTTAACTATGGATATTGCTTTCAGCTTTACTAACGTAGAAGTATTAAACGCATTTTCAACCCCGGTACAGCTGGGAGAATAGGAGGATTTATGAGCGCATTAAAAGCATTTTTACAGCCATCAGTAGAGGGAGTAACCAAAGAGGTGATTATTTCTGAACGCTTTAAGGGGGAGGATGGAAAGCCTGTACCATTTGTGATCAAAGCCATTTCCCAGAAGGAAAATGAAAAGCTTGCCCGCATGAGCCGGAAAACAGCAAAGGTAGATGGAGTCCCGGTTGAAAAAACAGACAGCATTCTTTATACCAGAAGACTGATTCTTGCATGTGTACAGGAGCCGGATTTCAGTGATCAGGAAATGTGTAAATATTACGGAACGGAAGACCCGCTGGAGGTTCCCTCCCAGATGCTGAGTGTGGGAGAATATAACCGTTTATCCAATGCGATTCTGGAATTAAATGACATGAAGAGCATGGGAGAGAAGATTGAAGAAGCAAAAAACTCTTAAACCGGGGAGATATGGACGTGCAGTTGGCTTACTACATGTTTGTTAACCACGGCCGCTTCCCCGGGGAGGTTGCCAGGCTTCCGGAAAACGATAGAATATTAATGTTCCAGATGGCGGTAAAAGAAATAAAAAGCCGACCTAAGAAGTAGAGGAGGAACAATGGGAAAGATAACAGGAGAATTAGTAGTAAGTGATCAGTTCAGTGAATCTTTTTCCAGGTTCATTGACCTTGGGAATTCTTCGGTACAGCAAATGGGGCGGATCAATCAGGCTGCGGTAGAAGCTGAAATGACCATACGCCGTTCTTTTAGCGGAGCAGCGGTCGCAATGGTTGGGGATATTGGTCAGTCAAGCAGTGGTGCGGTAATGGAGTTAAGCCGCATCACTGACTCCTTTCAGAGAATGGGAGGTAATTCCCAGTTAATGGCCGTTCAGAGTATGAGCGAGATGAACGTGAGTATAAAAGGAGTGGTTGATAATACTGCAAAAGCTGAGGAAAAGCAGGAAAAACACAATAAAAAGATAAAACAGGCAGAAGAATTTGGTAATAAGCTGATGTCAACAATGAAAAAGATAGGGTCGCTTGGTGTTTCAGCTGGAAAAGGGTTGTTTGGACTTTCAGATAAAATGTCCCTATCAAACACAAAGATAAACTCTATGAATAAAAGTTTTCAGCCCGTTGGGAATTCTTCAGTACAGGGGGAAGGTGTTGCGAGTAACGGTTTGGAGGAGACCAGCCGGATACAGGAATTAATCTATCAATCTGCCCAACGAACCAGAATGAGTTATCTTGGAACTGTAGATGCGGTTACTGCGCTGGCAAAAGGAGCTGGTGATGCTTTTTCCAGCAGCGATGAAGTTGTTGCATTTGCAGAAAATATGAACAAACAGCTAAAGTCAACAGGTGCAAGTCAGCAAGAATCAGCCTCAGCATCTGAGCAGCTGACGAAGGCATTACGCTCCGGTGTGCTCACCAGTGAACAATTTAATGCTGTTGCCAAAACTGCTCCCAATATTATTCAAACAATTGCTGATTATATGGGAATGCCTGTGACTGAAGTAAGGAGTCTTGCTGCAGAAGGAAAGATTACTGCCGATATTGTAAAAAATGCAATGTTGGGAGCAACAGATAATATTAATGAAGAATTTAAGAATGTGCCAATGACATGGTCAGATGCATGGGCATTAATACAAAATGCGGCAACATATTCCCTGAGCGGGGTTTCAGACAAGATTAATGAATTTTTAAATAGCGATATAGCACAGAAAGCACTTGGTGGAATCGTAGGTGCAATTGATATTATGGCTGATGTGGCAGAAGGCGCAGTAGGATTGCTGACGGCGGGAGCAGGTTTTATTGCAGATAACTGGAGTTATGTGTATCCTGTACTTATTGGTATTGGGGCGGCTTTTGCAGCAGCCGGAGTTATTGGTATGATTTCCGGGTTGGGTGCCGCAGTGGCATGGTTAAGTGTCGTATGGCCTTTCATATTAATTGGTGCGCTAGTTGCCATTCTTATTCTGGCGTTAACCAATGCGGGTGTAACCTTTGAACAGATCGGTGAGGTGGCAGGAGCTGCGTTTGGATTTATTTATGCTGTAGGATATAATTTAGTAGCGGATTTGTGGAACTTAATAGCTGTATTTGCTGAGTTTTTTGCAAATGTGTTTAATGATCCGGTTGCAGCAATTGATCGTCTTATGTTTGGACTGTTTGATACCATCCTTGGAGTAGTAGAGACAGCTGCAAATGCAATTGATGCTATCTGTAAGACAAATATTTCAGGCGCTGTATCTGGTTTTAGGAGTATGCTAAGTGAGCTGACTGACGATGTATATGGGGAGCAGGCAGTAACCATAAAGCGTATGACCAAACTTGATACAGGGAAAACGGCTGACTCAGCCAGTGAATACGCTAAGGGTGTTGGCAATAAAATGGATAATATGAATATCAGCCAGGACAATCCCTTATCAAAAATTACAGATTCATTGGGAGGAAACAAAGACGGATACGAATCCGTGGCTGATAATATAAAAAATATTGAAAGTATGGGAAATACAGGAAATGTGGAAAATGTCGACAAAGTTGGCAGCGTGGAAAAAATCAATCAGGATGTAAACATTGCTGATGAAAATATTAAGCTTCTCAGAGATCTATCAGAGCGGCAGTATGTAGCCCTTGTCAATCTGACGGTACCACAGACCAATGCGACCATCAACCAGACTGTACATGGAGGTGGAGGATCTGATGTAGACTCCATGGTGGGTGCGCTAAACAATATACTTGGAGTACAGCAGTCAGTCAGCAGCAATGTATTAGTAACCTAGGAGGAATTATGCGAAACAGATATAAGTTTTTTGCAGATATTGGTGGAGACACCATAGAATTCCCTGTCAATCCAAAAGAGTATACCATTTCATATCCGGCCGATCATAAAACCTATGACATCTTGGATATAGGTGAAATCATAGTTCCCAGGCTGCCTTCTTTAATGGAGGTATCCTGGGATTCTTATTTTCCGGGAAACAGTGATGATCCGCTGATATACGGACATGACTGGATGGAGCCGGGGGATTATGTGGAAGCCATAAAGGATGCCATGGATAATCAGGAAATATGTGATCTTGTCATAAGCCGGTATGATGCAGGCGGAAGCAGGATGTACGATACCAATATCAGTGCAGTAATTGCAGATTTTGAAACAACGGAAAAGGGCGGGGAAGCAGGAGACGTATACTATAAGATTAAGTTTAAAGAATACCGGAATTACGCGCCTATAAAAATACCCATGCCAGATAATAAGAATCCTGACAATTCTGCCAATGACGGAGAGTCACAAAGAGCCGTGTCCCCAGCTTTGGAATTAAGAGTAGGTGCTGCCGTTATCGCAAATGGCACCTACTACAGCAGCAGTTATGGGGATAAGCCGACTGGTACGGCTAATAACTTATCTACTGTAGTCTCAAGGATTATTCCAGATGCTTCCAGACCTTATCCAATTCTGATTGGGGGAAGCCGTGGCTGGATTAAGGCAGATCAGCTGCAGGTGACCGGATGAGTTATAAACTTCTGGTTTTGAATACTGAAACCAACACATTATTTGATTATGCCCCCGTTACCGAAAGCGTCACTTACACAACCAACAGAAACGGAAGTGCCGGAACACTGACATTTACTTTACTTAAAAACCAATCCCTTAACCTTACGGAAGGTGCAAGAGTTCAATTCTATGTTGATGGAAAAGAAATCTTCCAGGGATTTGTTTTTGTTATTGAGCAAAGCCGCTGGGGTGAAGTATCAGTTACGGCATATGACCAGCTGCGTTACTTAAAATGCAATGCAAGCTACAGTTTTATAGAAAAAACTCTTGGAGAAATCATTCAGCAGATCGCAACGGATATGGAGCTTAAAACGGGTGTTCTGGAAGATACCGGACACTCGTTTGATAAGCTGACAAAGGAGAATACTTCATGTCTGGATATAATCGAATACGGACTTATGTTAACTCAATATAAAACTGGAAAAACCTTTGTATTTTATGATGATTTCGGAAAGCTGTGCCTTAGGGAAGCCCGGAATATGAAATCAGATATCCTGATTGGAGATGGAAGCATTTTAACAGATTACACCTATAAATCTGATATTGATACAGATACGTATAATCAGGTGAAATTAGTAAAATCAAATAAGGATACCGGTCAGGTAGATAATTATATATTTAAAGATCAGACAACAATTAAAAAATGGGGGTTACTCCAGAATTTCGTTAAAGTGGATGAGAATCTAAACGATGCCCAGATCAGTGAGCAGGGAAATATTATGATGGCATATTATGACCGGGTATTAAAAACAATAACCATTAGCGGTGTAGGCGGAGCACCGGATTTAAAAGCAGGTGCAATGGCTTACTTCAAACTCAAGGATGTACCAGAGCTGAAAACAAAGTATTTGTTAATTCTTGATAAAGTTAAGCACACCTTTTCCGCTGGAGAACACACAATGAACCTGGAAGCCAGGATTGTTGACAAAGATAAGGAGGTATATTTGCGTGGAATTAATTGAAAGACTGCAAT